CGTCATAGATCTCACCAGCCTTGAGAGTTGGATGATCCTTGACCACAACCACGTACTCACCAGTGCTGGGAGTGTATCCCAAGCTGGTCAGGTTGATCGTTGTGTAGCCTGCGCTGTACGTCAGGTCGTCAGCATCGAGTTGCACCTTACGATCCAAGTGGACCGTGTAGGGTTCATCAGGACCAATGTCGCCAACGGACACGCCCACCTTCTCGAAGTAGGCACCATCAGCACGGTTGACCACGAGGTACATCTCAGAGCCAATGAAGTCCACGTTCAGGATCGTGGTGTCAGACCCGAAGGTCCACTTCGACCATGAGCTTTGGAGCTTGTCGTTGTTTGCCCAGAAGTACTTGTAGACATACAGGGCAGATGGATCATCGGAGGACAGAGCCACCAGGATGTCCTCGTTGGTCGCTGAGGTGATCTTGAAGATGTTCGCTGGGAGGTACTTGGGCACATGGCCGGTCACATCCATCGAGTCATTGCCGATGTTATTCACATCAGCGAAGTACTCACGGACAGCCGAGTAGGCACCCTTGTCCACCGCGAAGTAGACGTTCTTACCAATGCCGATCGGTTTGGCTACGGTGTTGCAGGGGAACTCAGTGGCAACCTTAAGGCCCACCGTCTTGGGGGTCAGAAGGTCATTCTGGTCCACCACGAACTGGGTCTGCTCAGAGAACAACAGGAGCTGCTTGTTGAAGGGCACTGCATGTTTGAGCAGGGACACCTTCGTGTGGCTAGCGTTCACGTCAATTGGATCTGAGTCCAACAGTTGGGTGACCGTAGTCCGCATGAAGTTGAAGTAGGAGCCAGCTTCAGAGAACACCACGGCCTCATCAGCGAGGAAGCCTAGGCGGTTACGGTAGAAGAAGATGTCCGCAATGGCATGGTCCACGAAGGACGAGAATGGGTTGGAATCATCATCACCCACCAAGCGGCCCTTGTAGGTTGCCTGCTTAAAGGTGAACGTGCCGTCAGCCTCACGCACCAGGATGTGGGGCATGGTGGCTGCATTGAAGGATGAGAGGATGCCAGGTGCTGGGCATTCCTGCCAGACACCGACACCCGCTGTGCCGTTCACGGTATTGAAGCGGACGTAGTAGCTGTCAAAAGGAGCCGTAGCGGTTTCGCCAGCACCCGTGCCGGTGATCTCTACGACCACACCATCGACACCTGGGTTAGCCGGAAGGTCTGCGAACTTTTGCAGCTTACCCTTTACGCCAACCATAGCCGCACTGTTGAATCCATCTTCAGTAGCGATTGTGAAGTCGGTACTCTTGGAGATGTAGATGCACGAACCCTGACGGTAAACGGTGAAGCCTTCTGCGATCAAGTCATCAAGGCCTGGGCCTGTGGTAGAGATCGCTTCACCCGTCACGGGGTCAGTACCAGTGGTGGTCACCCCTTTGAACAATCTCTCGCAGATGTAGTCCGTAGAGATCTGGGGTGAGTGTGCGGCCACACTGCCATCAGGAGTCGTAAAGAACCCACGCACGGTGCCATTCACGAGAACCTTATAGGTCTTCCCGTAGTTGCCTGCCTTGACGTTGATCAGGGCCTCATAAGGACGTGTGGGGGTGGTGGCCGAGCCGGTGGCTACGGTCTTCCCCTTGTTCACGAGGAACGTGTAGTCAGCCACTGTGACAGCAGAGAAGGACTTCTTAGGGTCCACAGAGTTCAGGTAGGTTTTCCCGTTGGGGAAAGCCACAGTCTTCTCTACGCCAGCCACGTCATAGACCTTGAGGTCACCATCAAACACCACGGCAACATATCGCTCAGTGGTGTCACGGTTGATCGTGTGGATAAAGCAGTTATCCAGGGGTGTGTCCTGGATTTTCTTAAGGTGCTGCGTAGGTGGCCTCTTCTTCAACCCCTGCGAGACAGTGGAGAGACCATTCTCTTGGACTTCGCCCTGAGAGTTCAGTCGAAGGGTAAAGGGTTGCTGAGAAACACCGTTGACAAAGTTGGGAATGGAAGAAGAGATCAATGCCATGTTATCTGTCAATGACTCGCATTACCGAGTAATTGCTTGTGAGGATGTTGTAGTCACCGGTCTTTGCTTCGTACCGGCGCATGGCTCGGAGAGCACGAGCTTCGTCTTGCTCCGTGAAACTGCCGAGTGTGTCAGAACCCACCACTCGCTGCTGGAATACACGAGCAGAACGAACGGTGATGTAATGGCGAGCTGCCTGGGGCAACTCATTAAATTCGAGGAGGATCGTCAGGTCAGCCTTGATAGGCTTTGAGAAACTGAACGTCTTGTTCTTGCGGTCGTAGAGGCGGTTACCGCGAATCGCCACATCTTCGTCAGAGGTGTACGCAGACACATCCACTTCGATGGTGTTAGGTGCTACGAAGATTTCGCCAGTGCCAACGGATGGCGTGAGAACGAACTCGTAGTCAGTGTTGAAATGCCAGCCCTCTTCTTGAACCTGAACTGCGACTTCAGCCAAGATTGATCGTGCTGTAACAGCGTCCACTACACCCGTAGCGGCATCCAACGAGTTGATCGGGGACTCGCCAATAGTACCCAGCATGATGTTGATTGCATCAAGCTCAGTGGTCAGAGTAAGAGCCATAAATTACCTTATTAAATTTCTTGGAGAAGCTTGTTGCTTTTTAGCATGTTATCTTCTGCGGTTAGGACTTGAAGATTTGCTTCTGTATGTAAACCACAAACCAGCTTTGAGTTTATTGGGACAATGTGGTCAACGTGATGTTGTACGCCAGTTTCTTCAGAAAGCCTTTTGGCCTCTCTGTAGACACAATAGATAGCACTGCGGTTAGCCCACGGTGGGATTCTAGAATCAACCAGCCGTTGTCGCTCTGTAGCACGTACCTTAGTTGGTACTGGGTCAGCTTTGTAAGCAGCCCTAGCAGCTTGCCGTGTACATTCTTTACACCGAGATTGGTGCCCAGACTTTGATTTCGGATGTCTGTAGAAATGTTCAGGGTGCTTTTCAGTTTTACAATTTGAGCAGATAAACATAAATAGAAAAAAATGGGGGGACCCAGAATAATCCAGATCCCCCCATTAGGTTTGCCCTACCGGTTGTAGCGGTTATTAGGCGGTTTTCAGCTCGATGGCGCAAGACGGGCGCAAAACACCATGTCCCATGGCGTATTTTGCCACCATCAAGGTGCCCTGACGGCGGATGTCGTATTCCGACTCCATTGCCAGATCCATCAATTTGACGGTACCGACAGCATCCTTAGTAGCCACAACGCCCACAGTGTTAGTGAAAGCGCCAGCGTACTTGTTACCAGTACCGGCTTCCAACGAACCGTTGGCGATAGAGGCACCGAAAGGGGCGTGGTTAGTCTTGACGATCTCGATGCCTGCAACACGCAGGACCTTACCATCAGCGTACACGCCAGCACCGCCCCAGTCCTTGTTCATGATCTTGGTGTTAGCAGCCAACTTGTAGTAGGCAGCAGGAGCCAAGAATGCAACACGACCGTCTTCGCTGACGTTCTTCTCGTCCAATGCCTGAGCAGCGGCGAAGAGACCAGCAACGAGAGATTCGCCAGTAGCGTCACTCATGAGAGTACCGGAAGTGATTGCACCACCGCCAGCTTCACCAGTCACAGGCGAGCTACCGCGAGCAGCCAATACGGCCAACTGCAGCAACTGCTTGTCTTTGGTGTAAGCCAACTTACGACCAATCTCGGTCGAGTAAGGAGCGCGAACATCATAGTGGTTCATGGCTTCGTCAATCGAGGCCAGGAATGCGTGGCTGATCAAGAGGTCATCAATGGTGATGATGATCTCGTTAGCAGGCACAGCAGAGCCGGTGATCTCAGCACCAGGAACATGGTACTCAGCGCCGATAGAGCCGAGGATAGGGAACTGAGCAGACTTGCCGGAAGCAATGGTGCGTTCAGCGAAGCGGCCTGCAGTTACAGTAGCTTCTTGGAAAGCAGTGAGGACTTCGCCTGCAAATACTTTGAGGAATAGAGCCTTAGCATCGCCAGAAGTGTTAATCTGACCGACACGGCTAG